AAAGTGAATTAAGATCTAATTCTCTTAATAGTATTGCCCAAGCTGAATTGGGTGATGAAAAGTTAGATTATACAGATGAAGCAAATATTAAAACTTTACCATATGTTAATTATCGTAAGTTTGTTATATATAACATTAAAGACGTTCTTCTTCAATTAGGAATTGAAAGAAAAGCAAATGATATTGATAATTTGTACTTGCGTGGTTATGCAAATTGTACTGAGTATGATAAAGTTTTTAAACAGACAGTAACTTTGAAAGCTCGTGCTTATTACGAATATATTCTTCAAAATAATATTTTAGGTAATAATATTAATGTCTTTAGTATTGATACTGGTAGTGGTTTTACTGGTGCCTTAGTTGGAAATCCATTGTTAAATACAAATACGGGTATAATTCTATTTGGTAAACAGAGCATGTATGTATTCGATAATGTTATAGATATGGATTTCAGCTCAATGTACCCGCATATCATAATCTCCTTCAACATTGAACGTCATACTATGATTTGTAAAATTATTATTCCTGATGTTACTGAAGATAGATATGACCATATCTTTAATGATGAAGATATTATTGATGTAGAGTATAGTGAAGATGATTCTGAAGAAGAAAAAGAAATTGAACTTGGTTATGATTCTGGTAAAGACTTCCTTGATAATTATTTAACTAAAGATACATTATCTATGGGTACTAAATGGTTTAATTTACCTGATGTTAATGAAGTTCATAATCAGTTTAAAAAGAGATTTAATGTTAAGCCTAAGAAGAGAATTAACTTAACTAATATTATTTCTTATATTGCTGATGGTTTAAATATTAATATTACCAAGGATTAACCTCCTTGGTAATATTTTTTTAGTTTTTTTATTATTTATAAATATATATTATAGATATAGGTATAAATAATAAATTACTAAAAAGGAGATTTACATCATGCTATTACCTCACAATATACCTGTGTATAAAAAATTAAAAGAACACTTATCAAAAAATAAAGATGCAATTATCATTACTGCAACAGGTACTGGTAAAAGTTACCTTGTTGCAGAATATATTGAAGAGTATAATTTAAATGCTCTTGTTATTTGCCCAAGAAGATCGCTCTGTAAATATTGGTCAAAATTGTCTGAAAATGTATCACCTATAACATACCAATATTTCGAAAAACATATTGACGATCTTATCAATGTAAATGAAATTATAGGTTTCTTTGATATTTTCGTATTCGACGAAGCCCATCATGCCGGTGCTAAAAAATGGGGTAAAGCAATCGAAAAATTTAAAGAGGTTTGTAAAAAGCCTATTATCGGTCTTACTGCAGATCCTAAACGATATACTGATGGTGGTAGAGATGTATCTATTGAAATCTGGGATGGATCTATTGTAGAAGGGTACACTTTAAATGATTCAATTGGTAAAATTTTGCCTAATGTATCATACACATGTGCATTATATGATACAAATGGTTTAATGGAAAATATCCCTAGTGGAGTGTCTGATAAATTACTCAAACAGCTTGAATATTCTATTAAAAATACAAAGACTTGTGTTGAAATTTTACAGACAGAAATTAGTGAAAGTTTTCCTCATAAAGGAATTGTATTCGTTGATAGAATCCATACTATTAAAAATGGTATCGATATTATTAATAAAGCATTTCCTAATGAAAAAGTATGGGCAATTCATTCAAAACAATCTGAAAAAATGAATGATATGTATATTAATGAATTTAATAATTCTGAATCTGGATTTATTGTTGCAGTTGATATGCTGAATGAGGGTATTCATATTAGTACTGTTGATATTGTCATTATGTTAAGAAAAACTTCTTCTCCCACAATATTCTTCCAACAAATTGGTAGAGGAATGTCTGTAAATGGTAAATATCTTCATATCTTTGACTTTGTGTCTAATCATAATTCCTTAAAAATTACATCTAGTAAATCTTCGAAGCCAATTAAATTATTTGATACAGAGACGATATATAAACGATCGGAACAATCTATCATTCATGATTATAGTAAAGATATTGTTGATGTATTGAATGATATTAAAAAATCATTATTTAATTTTTGGACTGAAGAGGAAGATAAAATTATTCGTAAATATTATCCTATTGAAGGATCTAAAGTTGCAGAAAGATTACCCGGTAGAACTAAAGATACATGTATATATAGGGCAAAAACATTAAAAATCAATAGTGATAAATTTTGGACTAAAGAAGAGGATGAAATTCTTAAGAAGTATTATCCTATTGAAGGTATGGATGTTGTAAAAAGATTACCTGGCAGAACACGAAATGGATGTAAAGCTAGAGCAAGACTTTTTAATGTATTAGTGTTACATCATTGGACACCTGAAGAGGATGAAATTCTTAAGAAGTATTATCCTACTGAGGGTGGTGATGTATATAAAAGATTACCAGGTAGAACTTCTAGTGCATGTGTTAGTAGAGCATCTAATTTTATTATTCAAATGAGACCATACTGGACTGAAGAGGAAGATAAAATTATTCGTGAATATTATCCTACTGAAGGATCTAAAGTTGCAGAAAGATTACCCGGTAGAACTTCTAGTGCATGTAAAAATAGGGCAAAAATATTAAAGGTATTAACTAATGTAAATCATTGGACACCTGAAGAGGATGAAATTCTTAAGAAGTATTATCCCACTGAGGGAAGTAAGGTTGCAGAAAGATTACCTAATAAAACTCCTTCTGCATGTAAAGCTAGAGCAAATAAGCTCAAAATTAAACGCATTTAGGAATAGATGGTTGGGTGGGGTGATCTCCACCCAACCTATAATTAATATGTTATCTTATAAAAAAGGAGACTTACACCATGTTATTAGAACATAATAAACCTGTATATAAAAGGTTAAAAGAAACATTAACAAATATCAAAGATACTGTTATTGTCACTGCAACTGGAACAGGTAAAAGTTATTTAATGGACGAATATATCGATGAATTTGATATGAAGGCATTAATTATTTGTCCTACAATTGGTATGGGTGAAGATTGGTATAAATTATCTGATAGGGTAAGTTGTATTACATACCACCGATTTCATAAACATGTTGATGAGTATATTAAAAATGTTAATGAATATGATATTTATATTTTTGATGAGGCTCATCGTACAGGAGCTAAAGAATGGGGTAAATCTATAAATAAATTTAAAGATAAATGTAATAAACCTATTGTTGGTTTAACTGCAACTCCTATTCGGTATACTGATAATTGTAGAGATATTACTATTGAGATGTTCGACGGGTCGGTTGTACATGGTTACTCCATTAAAGAAGCTTTGGATGAAGGAATTCTTCCCAATATCAATTATATTTGTGCATTGTATGATACTACTGGAATTAAAGAAAAAATTCCTAAAGATGTATCAAAAGAATTAATTGGTAGACTTGATCTGTGTATTCAAAATACTAAAAGATGTGTTGAAATTCTTAGATCTGAACTATCTAGTGGTAAAAATAAAGGGATTGTTTTTGTTGATAAAATTGAAAGTATTAATGACGGTATCAATATCATTAAAAAAGCTTTCCCGAATGAAAAAGTATGGTCTATTCATTCTAAACAAAGTAATCAACTCAATTCTCAGTGTATTGATGAATTTAATAGATCCAGTCATGGATATATTGTATCTGTTAATATTCTCAATGAAGGTAAACATGTGGATGGAATAGATACTATTATCATGTTAAGAAAAACATCTTCTCCGACAATATTTATTCAGCAATTAGGTAGAGGGCTTTCTGTTAAAGGAAAGAATATAAATGTATTTGATTTTGTATCGAATCATTTATCTATTCGTGTTATGAATCAACGCCAAAATATAATCCGTACATTAGCATCCCCTTCAGCTAGAGTAAGTAAAAAATCTAGTCAGTTAATTATTACTGATTATACTGGTGAATTCTATGCAATTCTTGAGACAATCGAAAATTTAAATAGTAGAACATACTGGACACCTGAAGAGGATGAAATTCTTAAGAAATATTATTACGTTGAAGGTGAGGATGTTGTAAAAAGATTACCTGGTAGAAATATGAATTCATGTACACACAGAGCTCATAGACTCGGAATATTAAATTCTGCTAGATTCTGGACACCTGAAGAGGATGAAATTCTTAAGAAGTATTATCCCACTGAGGGAAGTAAGGTTGCAGAAAGATTACCTAATAAATCCAATACAGCATGTTATGCTCGTGCAAAAGTACTAAGTGTAAAATTCATTAATACGACTTGGACACCTGAAGAGGATGAAATTCTTAAGAAGTATTATCCCACTGAGGGAAGTAAGGTTGCAGAAAGATTATCTGGTAGAACTGTATCAGTATGTAGAAATAGGGCTAAAAGTATTGGTGTAACTAAACTTGGTTGGACACCTAAAGAGGATGAAATTCTTAAGAAGTATTATCCTATTGAAAGTTTAAGTAAGGTTGCAAAAAGATTGCCTAGTAAAACTAAAGATGCATGCTCACATAGAGCTGAGAAATTAAATTTAATTAAAGTAAATAATCTTAAAATTAAATGGTCTGAAGAAGAGGATGAAATTCTTAAGAAGTATTATCCTATTGAAGGTGAAGATGTTGCAGAAAGATTACCTGGTAGAACTAAAAGTGCTTGTAAATATAGAGCAAATGAGTTGAAATTGAAACATATTAATCTAAATGCATGGTCTGAAGAAGAGGATGAAATTCTTAAGAAGTATTATCCTATTGAAGGTGAAGATGTTGCAGAAAGATTACCTGGTAGAACTAAAAGTGCTTGCAAAAACAGATCTAATATATTAAATATCAATAAGCCTAGAAAGATATTATGGTCTGAAGAAGAGGATGAAATTCTTAAGAAGTATTATCCTATTGAAGGTGTACTTGGAGTTATAAAAAGATTGCCTAATAAATCTCGTAATGCATGTGAGTGTAGAATAGATGAATTATGTCTTATAAAATCTAAATCTATTTGGACTAAAGAGGAAGAAGATATTTTGAGAGAATATTATCCTATTGAAGGTGAAGATGTTGCAAAAAGATTACCTGGTAGAACTATGAGAGCATGTGTCATAAGAGCTAGAGCAATAGGTGTATTTATGTTATCCAAAGCTTGGACACCTGAAGAGGATGAAATTCTTAAGAAGTATTATCCTATTGAAGGATTTAAAGTTGTGAAGAGATTGCCTGGTAGAACTAAAAGTGCTTGTGTAAATAGAGCTAAACTCTTTAATTTACACAGTTCTAGAAATTGGACACCTGAAGAGGATGAAATTCTTAAGAAGTATTATCCTATTGAAGGTGAAGATGTTGCAGAAAGATTACCTGGTAGAACTAAAAGTGCTTGTGTGTCTAGGGCTAGGAAATTGGGATTATACTACAACTAACAAAAAAGAAAGACTCTTAATGAGTCTTTCTTTTTTTTGTATTAATTTTAAATATATATTATAACTATATGATAAAAACTTAAAAGGAGTAATTTATTATGATATACGAATTCAAAAAAGGTGAATTAAATAAATTAAATAATCTTAATCAAGATTTAAAAACTATATTTAATAATTATATTATTCTTGATAATGGATTTATTTATGGGGATTCTATTCTTCGTAAAGGAACCCATATGGTTCATACTCAATTTAAAATGTTCTTTGAATATCCAGATAGTTATGTTATTAGAATTAATAGTAAAGATTTATTTGAAACTATTAAGAATAATAAAAAGATTATAACTTGTATTAGAATAATCGATAATATTATATATCTTGGTGGAGAAGAATCTTTATTTAAAATTGGCGATATGATTAGTTTTAGATGGAGTCAATTATCAAATGAATTAATGGAATATATGTCATTAATAAACTTGATGGTAGAAGATAATAAATCTAATAGTACGTTTACTATTCTTTCTACGGAAGACACTATCGATTTAGTTAATAATGAATATAAAAATATTCGTAAAAATAAGTATAAAACAAGAATAACTAAAGAAGTTATTCCTGGATTAAAGAAATCTCATGAAGTAGTATTGGATTTCTTTGATCATACTAAGGATAAATCCTTATTCTATTTAGGAATTAAGGTAAGAAGAGCATATTGTACAAGTTATCATATCTATACTTGTTTACATATGTAAGAATAAAGAGTCATAGATTAATTTCTATGACTCTTTCTTTTTTTGTATATTAATAGTCCGAAAACAATTAATTAATGATTGTATATTGGAATGTATACAGACCTCATAGAAAGGTTGTGAAATAAATATTATGGCTGAAAATAAAAAAGAAAATAATAGAAGTAATGAAAAAGTTAAAAAAGAATTATTAGATTTAAATAATACATTTAATGATGCATTGATTGATATTGCAACTAGTATTACAGGTACTGGTCCAGCTAATAATACTGAATTAAAAGTTTTACAGCGTGAAGTTGATAAAATTATTAATGCTGAATTAACTAATACGAAAAGTATTACTTCAGATGATATGTCAACCTTCATGGTTAAATTATTTAATGATTTTGATAATAAAACTAAAACCAATGATAAATCATTAAATGATATATTTGAAAATGATGGAGCGGGATTGTTCCAATTCTTCCAACAGAGATATCAGAATAAAAATCTTTTATATGAAGATTTGGAAATGATTACTTCTCAATTGTTTGAACTTGAAGAAGCGGTTATGACCACTCGTGATGCTATTATTACATCTGATGATATTTCTACTACAGTTTCAAGAACACTTAATTTCAAAAATTCTATTGGTGATGAGAACATAAGTAATTATATTAAAACTGTAGAAGAATTGGAAAGAAAATTTAAATTATTAATTAAACTTAAGAATATGGTTGTTCCTAATACATTAAAATACGGTAATTATTATGTATATTGCTGTCCATATTCTAAATTATTCCAAGAGCAATATGATAAGAAAATTAAAGATCCTTTTAAAAAGACTGTTATTAGTGAAAGTATTGATGAATCTTTCTTGGAAAACTTAACAAAGGATTTATCTAATATTGATGCTAAAATTGGTATTGATATTAAGAAAAATAATGTTATTGAAATTGCTAAGGAATATACTGATAATATTGAAGTATATAATGATGTATGTTCTATTCCGTTATTAGAAGGTGTTGATATTTCTGAATTAGTAGATAATGAAAAATTTACTAAGAAGAAAAAAGATATTGTGAAAAAACAAGAATCTGAAAATGATAAACATCTTTCTGTTGATGGTACAGTTGATACATCCAAAAAAGGTGATAAGTTTGATAATATTACTGAATGTTATTTAAAATATATTGAACCTAAAAAGATGATCCCTGTAAAGATTCTTGACACTGTGATTGGATACTACTATATTCATGCAACTGATTTCCAAGTTAATAAATCTCCATTCTCTACAACTATTAAAGTTACTAATGCAACATCTGGACAAAATTATCAGAATACTGAAGATGTTGAAACTATGTTCTTAGGAAAGATTACAGATAAAATTGTTAAATCTTTTGATAAGAAATTCTTAGAGAATAATATTCAGTTTAAAGATATGATTTTTAATGCTTTATTATATAATAATTTATATAAAAAGCAAATTAAATTCCAGTTTATTCCTGCTGATTATGTGGTTGAATTTAAAGTTAATGAGGATGCTGATGGAAATGGTCAGTCTGTATTAACTAAAGCATTATTCTATGCTAAATTATATTTAGCATTGTTAATTTTCAAAATGGTATCTATTGTTAGTAAGTCTAATGACCAAAGAGTATATTATGTTAAAAACTCTGGTATGGATACTAATATTACAAATAAAATTCAAGAAGTTGCAAGATCTGTCAAAGGTAGACAGATTAACTTCATGGATTTATTAAACTACAATTCTATAATCTCGAAAATCGGCGCATACAAGGAAATCTTTATCCCCGTTGGACGAAGTGGTGAACGAGGAATAGAGTTTGATATTTTACAAGGTCAAGATGTACCATTAAATACTGATTTAATGGAAATGTTAAGAACTAACATGGTTAACGGCACTGGTGTCCCTTCAGTAATTATGAACTATATTAATGAAGCAGATTATGCCAGAACCTTAACTATGGCAAATTCTAAGTTCGTTGGTCGTGTTATTTCTTATCAGATGGATTTAAATGATCCTACTACTGAATTATATAAGAAGATTATTAAATTCTCTAACACGTCTATTCCCGAAGAATTAATTGAGAGTTTTGAATTTATCTTCAATCCTCCTAAGACCCTTAATACTACTAATATCTCTGATATTTTAAATAATACTGATCAGGTCGTATCTTATATTATTAAGATTATGACTGGTGAGAATGCCGATCAGACACAAGATTCTAACAGAATTAAAGATAAGGTATATAAGAATCTTGCTAAGAAGTATCTCCCGATGATTGATTGGGATGATGCTGATGAAGCAATTAAAAATGCTAAAGTTGAAATTGCAAAAGAAGATGCAGAAGCTAAAGCTAAACCTTCAGATAATAATCAAGAATATTAATAACTATAATCCCTATACAGTTAATTCTGTATAGGGATATTTAATATATTATTCAAATATATATTATTACTATGAATAATACATTTATTTAATAATAAATAAAGGAGATAATGAAAACATGTTAGATTATAATAGTGAAATTGTTGAGCAAGGGTTATTAACTTTAGTAAATAGTATCATTGATGGTTTTGATATTGGTCTTGAAGAGGATGAATATTATAAAGTAAGTTTTAATATTTGGGAAAACCATAAATTACAGAACTTTTTAGATACATTTAAGTTTGAAGTTATCGGTAATGCGCATAAATTCCCTAATATTTTACCACAAAAGAACGCATTTTATGATTCAGACATTTATTTATCTTATGAAAAAACTGATGTTATTGCTATATCTGAGAAATATAATGCTATTGCTATCTATTCAGTACAAAAATATTATGTAAAAATTTTAATGTTAATTGATAAAGAAAACTATAGTAAGTTTAATAAAAAAGTTGTACCATTATTAGAATCTAATAAATCTTCTGGAATTTTCAATAGTGTTAATTTTAAATGTAAGAAAAAAGAATATATTGAAGTTTCCAGTCCTATGAACGATGAAGATAAAATTGTTTCTATTCAGAAGAAAAAACTTCCTAAAGAAAACTTAGTATATGATACTGAAAGCGAGTTATTTAATGTTATGAATGACATTAAGTTATTCTTTAAAAAAGATACTAAGGAATTATATAAGAAAATGAATATCTTATATAAAAGAGGAGTTATCATTCATGGTGAACCTGGTAATGGTAAAACTGCTATGATTAGAGAAATTATTAGACAATTGTCTAATGTAACAACTATTATTATCAATCCTAATACTCCTAGAGTAACTTTTGTATTATCTGAATTAATTAATGCTTTAAAAGAAAAACCTACTATTATTGTTATTGAAGACATTGATAGTGTAATTTTAAATAATAACCGTTCGGAATTTCTCAATATCCTAGATGGTATTAATATGAAATCTGGAATTTATTTCATTGGTACTAGTAACTATCCAGAAAGAATCGATCCTGCTTTTGTTAATAGATCAGGTAGATTTGATAGAATGTATAAGATTCCTAATCCGAATGAAAATATTAGAAGAGCATTCTTTAGATCTTGTAAGATTGGTGATATTTTAACAGGATATAAAATTCATAAGGATAATAGTGATAATACTGAATTAAATATTGTAGATTTATTTGTTAAATATAGTGATGATTTATCAATGGCTAATTTAAAGGAATTAATGATATCTACACAATATATGTTAATTAGTGATAATACTAAATCTATTGAAGAAGCATTAGAAACTAATTATAATACATTGAAAAATGTTAAAAGTGAACATGATAGTTCTCATAATGAATATGAAGAAAATTATCATAGATATAGACCTAATAAGGTATTTAGATATTAAAAAATCCCCATACAGGATTTCCTGTATGGGGATATAATTATTTTTTTTGTATTATACACCAGCGGGAGGAGTTAAGCCCTTATTATGACCCTTATCCTTAGGCCAGTTATAAATCCAGTTCTTAGTCATATTATCAACCTGATTAGTAGTATACTGACTCTCGAAGTCAAGATAATCACGCATAACCTGGAACTTATCAATCAGAGCCTTAGCAATAGTATTAATCTGAGGAGACTGATACTTAACACAGCTAAACTCACACTGCATAGTAACAATAGGATGCTGACCAGAATCATAATTGAAGTGGTCCTGCTGTACAGATTTAGGCATCATATTGGATAATAATGCTGCATACTCAATACCATCGGAACGACCCGTAGGATCAGTAACAACATAAATTGCTTCAGCAACATGGTTCGCCTGAGAATATCTAACAGTATTATCAATATCCATGACACCATGGTAATGACCTAAGCCAGTATACGGATCAGAGATACCACTAATCCACATATCTAAATATTCTCTAACAGGAGAACCTGCAAATTCATACAGAGAAATAGTAACGTTCTGAGTGCTATCAGTAGCAGTAGTTGCAACATCGAAAGAACGACCTGCATAACCACCAGTAATCTGATCCATATTAAGCTCAGTGTTACCAATACCCTGAATACTAGTAAAGCCATACTCTAACAGATGACGGAAATTTTTCGTCTCACTAGGTAAAAGCTTTTCCATAAATACAGGCATTTTAATAAAGAAAATTCGAGCATAACCAGTCTTAAGAGGGTCATACTGTGCTAATGCCTGCTGAGTAGCATTTAAGCCACCTAAGAATAAAGAATAATTTGTAATATCATTCTTACTATACTTTTTAATACCAGACTGTAAAGTATTAATTACTTCTGCCATATTATACTAACTCCTTTCTTAAAGAATTAGGTACGTTTATTGATATCGATTTCAATAATACCACGCTTAGAAATACCTCTGAAGACAACAGCTAAATAACAATGTAAAATAGATCTCTGTGCTTCGAAGGCATTCATATCAAAGTAAACTTCATAGCTGCTGACCTTGCTACCTCTGAAATCAGCAAACATACGAGTTGCATCTTCAGTGAAACGTAAACGGTCTTCAGCTTCAGAGAAGTTAAAGAGATTTGCACTAACAAACTCTTCGAGCATTCTCTTCATCTCTAACATAACTGCAACATTATTTTCTTCGGAAAGATCAGATAATGCAAGCTGGGAAGTGCTCTGAGTACCACGCACAAAATTATCTTCAGCAATACACTCGAAGAAATTACAATGATTAGTATACAGAACTTCCTTAACAGCAAGATTATCAGCATCAATTGCAGGTTTCAGAGAATTACGAACATGATTGGTGATCTGAGTATAACGTTCACCAACAAAAGGAATATGATTACCAGCAGTACGATAGTGAGTAGGTAAGTTCTCAGCTAAGAAATAAGTCATAGTAACAGGAATTACACGACCAGTGAAAGGATCACGAATCTTATAATGCTGACATTCCTTACTAATAACACAATCTGCAATAGACTTAATAGTTTCTCTGGTAACCCAATTAGAAGCAGCAGAAACAGTAGTTAAAATACCAGCATCAATAACACAACGAGCATCATAACGATGTAATGCTAATTCAGCCAGCTTTAACTTAACTTCTTCAGAATAGTTAGCATCGAGAATCAATTCACAAGGAACACTTCTCTTACTACGAATACCAATATCGAAGTCACCATTAAATGCCTTAATATAGGCTTCATCAATAGACTGTTGACGAGTAGGACCAACATTGCCTTCAGAATCTACCACAGGAGTATAGTTAGAAGCAAAGGTAGAATCATCACCATTACCTAAAGCAACACCGATAGTAGAATCTAATGCAGCAAAATCAATTGCTTCAGAGTCAATAACATAACCGACCATGTCAGCACCAGTCTTAGTCTTACCTAAGAACATATCGCAGATAGAGAAATCTGCAACAGTCTGCTGCATTTCAGTAGTAACAAACTCTTTATAAGTTGCATACAGATTATCGAAACCTTCAGTGTTAGTAACGAAGTCAATCTTCTTACTACCATTGGTAGGATCAGCAATGACATCATCAAACAGTAAAGATCTCATATCAACAATAGCATCATAGTTAAAACCACCACGATGCTGTTCTTTCAGAACAATATTACCAGAGCTACTATCTAAAACTTCAAAGATATAGTTAGTAAATTCATTATCCTGATTCATTAAATTGTCAGAGACAATACGGATACGATATGCATTACCATACTGACCACGACCCTTAGAAATAACAGAGAACAGAGGGAAGACATTATATTGCTCACCACGAACAGTTACTTCCTCAGGAGGATAGCTTGCATGTTCCTGCATCTTTAACATCATAGTCTCTTTGTTAGTGATATTAGAAACAGGGGTAGCAACAAACTTAACCTTAAAGTTTCTAAGACCAGTTTCAGGATTCTCAGCAACCTGCGTATATGCAGAAATAATAACATTTGCATAAGTTGCAGTCTGAGGCATAACTCTCATACAATAGCACTTTGCATTACCAGAACTAAGAGCAGCATAAGGCATATAGCAGGGCTGACCATAGAGATTAAAGTTAGGAGTACCATACTCTTCCAGATAATCACTAATACTGGTAACGGCCTTGATTACACCATCTTCACCCTTAGCAGATGCAAATACAGTTAATAATCTGACACCATTTTCACTCTGAGTAGTCTCATTGGAAGTAAAAACGGAATTGTCATTAATATATGTTTTAACATGCGGAGTTAAATATTCAGGTACGATCTGACCAGATCTAGGCATAATTAATAACCTCCTTTTTATTATTTTATAATATTGTTTTAAAGCTAGATAACGATTATTTTACATTTTAATTACTTTTTCAATAGGTGATTCGACCTGTTTTTTATTGTATTTATTCATATTTAAGGAAGCAGTCATCATTGTATCAAAGTCTTCAAATGTAAGAGCTGCAAATGTCGAATTTCTAGAACAAATTTCTCTAATATTAGAAGCTCTATAATATGTCTTAGATGCTGTAGGATTAGCATTAATATATTTAGAAAACTTCTCATTAGGATTTGTTGGGTTACGATAAATTTCAGCCAATATTAACTCTAATATAGATGACGGGACTCCTAAATTAACACCATTTAAATCAAGGTTTTTCTCCCATATTGATAATAATTTATCATATGGAATATTTGTGAGTTTACCACCGAAAACTAATTTAACAAATAATTCAGCAGATGTAGAATCCTTTTGTACAACATTTGCCATGATCATATCATTATTATAATACTTAAGAACTCGATAAGAATCAGGTTCACTATTCTTATCGTTAAATAAATTAACTTTAGTTCTATACATATCATTGAAATGTAAAATAATAGTAGTCGGAAGATTCATCATAGACTTTACTAATATTTTATCATTTTTATCTTTAACAATACAATTCAAAAGACCAAATGTTTTAATAACAGTACCTTCAATTTCTGCCATACCTGTGGAAAAATAATTTTCGGGGATATAAATTTCCATATAATAACCAGTAAAGATAATACTTTCACCATTATCTTTTAAAAAGGTTTTTAACATATATTCTCCCCCTTAAAATTTAAAAAAATAATAAGGATAAGAAGGAAAATAACTCCTTCTTATCCTTTTGTTTTAGTCTTATCCTATAATTTTAATAACATCAATAATATTATTAATAAATCTATTTTTATCCTCTTCTTTATCAAATTTATTATAGAAGAGGTTCTTTAAGTTAATAGTAAATTGAGTGAGGAATAATCCATCTGCTTTGGTATATGACTTATTATGCCAAGAAGAAATATAATGAATTACTGCAAAGACAAAGATATTATCTCTTTCTTGATAATCTTTATCGAGGAATCTTTTTTCAAGGAAATTAAACTTAGTAAGATCGGTCTTAATATCAAGACTCTTAATAACCTTAAGATAACGTCTATATATATAAGTTGCCTTTTTATCATCCTTATGATCCCAAAGAATATTAGCACCCTTATAACTCTTACAATAATCTTTCAGATTATCAAGGTTTATACCATTATCGAAAGAAGTAATTAACTTAGTAAATAACTCTTTCTGTTCATCAGTCTCAGCCTTCTCTAATCTTTCAGTAAGATTAAATCTAATTAAATTAGATACATTACCAAAGGTATTAACCAACTTATCAAATTCTTCCTGAGATTCAGCAATTTCAGCATTCAGTTTAGCAATTTCCTCGTCAAACTTCTTGAAAGATTCAAGAGTTTGTTTTCTCATAATAAGGAATTCACGCTTAAACTGATTTAATTCTCTAATAGTCTTAAATGAAACAGCAAATTCAGTAACATTACCTTCTTCATCAGTCAATAATGTATCAATTTCTTCATCTGTCATATTGTCAATGTCTTCTTCAGATACATTTTCAATATTTTTATCAATGAAATCAAAATCACCAAGTTCATTAAATAATTCATTTTGTTTCTTATTTACAGATTCTACGATAGAATTAATATCATTAATTCTAGACTTTAAATTTAACAACTTAAATGCATCTACATTTTCATCATTAATGAAATCATTATCAGTAGTATCTTTAACTTCTACAACGTTTTCTTCATCCATCGCAGATAACTGCATAACTTCCGCAGTTTCTACAGTTTCATTATTACGTTCAGTATCCATATTTCATTATCCTCCAATAATATTATTTTTCAATTTTCTTCATAATCTTTAATCTAATATCAGTATGAAGCTCATCTAATATATAATCATGCGAATCAACACATAAATTAATATATGAAGGCACAAAATCACCAATTAATCTACTAGAAGAAATTAATCCTTTAATTACACAGGCATCATAATTTTCTTGATTTGCACTAAGATTAATAAAATCGATAGGATCAATATCCAAATCAATAATATATTTAATAATAGAAGATAGATTCGTGATGATACATAAATCCTCAGGATTTTTAATCTGTTTCTTATATGCTAAGGTAGAAACATCTTTCTTCTGATTAAGTGAATCACTAAAATGTTCACAAATAACTCTCTTATTATTGAAAATATATTTTGTAAAAAATCTAGTAATATTTTTATGATATCTAAGAATAAAATATTTATAAATAGATTCTCCGATATCTACAGCATTTGAATAAGAAGAAATACTTTCAATATCTAAACCTAATTCAAATTTATTATTAATATTATCCATAATAAAAGTAAAGAACTCAATAAGCTTTTCGTTTAATTCGGCAATAAGTTCTTCATTATCTTTAAACTCTTCTCTATATACTTCACATTTATCTAAAATCACATCAATATAATTCGTAGAAGAATTAACAGGATCATTAATTTGTTCAATAATACTTTCTTTAATTAAATCAAAAGGAAGTTCTGCTAATAATGATTCCATTTCAGTTGATGTGGCTAATTCATATTCGTCTTTATCATAAAAAAGTGACATATATTTTAAAACCGCCCTTTCCATGCTTATATTTTAATTACCAAAATGTTACATAATAAATTAAAATCTATATTAGTATATTATAATATTATAAGTATATATTATTAATATAGCAAATATATAAATATAATTTTTAATATAGGGGAGAAATTATTATGGAACAAACTGTAATGACTAAAAGAATGTACGCAAATTCCATTGTTGATGGTTTTTGTAAAATGATGAACTTAGACCGAGCTACAGTGACAACTGAAGATTGGGGATACTATATGAAATATAGCAGTAAGTTGTCAGTATGTTTGGAATATTTGAATCTCTTGTCTGATAGAGATTTGGCATATGCTAAATGTAGGGGAGGTATCTATGATATCGATCCTGAAACTTTTAAAGTCATCAGTGTTAGAGAATATATGGCAACTTTGCCTGATGATGAAATTCCTGAAAAGGAAACTCGCAGACTGTTTGCAATTGGAGCAACCCTGAATTCTATACTTAGAATTTTTAGGGAATATAGGATCAGTGGATATAAATTCAATATCAATATTAAAGTTAGTATTGACCATGTGAATAAAACTGTGTCCATTACTGATAGGGAGGAATGATATTAATGGGTATTGAAAGATTCCTGACTGAGAATTTATCTAATGCAGCATATGATAAATTTATTCAGTCAAAAAATAAAATTTTTGATTATACATGGTTTAATTCTGATTATAGTGTTAAACAAAAATCAGGCAAATGTATAGTAACATCTCGTCGATACAGTATTGTATATGACTGTGATATTATCAGTATTAAAGATATTGAAACTGAGGAAAGTATCACAGATGACATTTTCCATTTAAGTCTAAAAGAGACTGAATAAATAATAAAGTGGTTAATGGAATTTTTCCCATTAACCACTTTATTTTTTAACTATTCAAATCATCAAATAAATCTAAAGAAAAACCATAATCTTCATGACCAGTTTCATCCATACTTCTATATGTATTCATGAATCCTACACGATTATTAAATTCTTCAGATTCTCTTTGTGCTTTTTGCATTTCATTATATAATTTCATTGAATATGGATCTAATTTAGGTTCATACTTTTTTTTGTTTCCATCAGCATAACTAATCTCATTATGTAAATCTGCTCTGCTCAATAATCCACGTTTTTCTTGAATCATTGATCGCATATCAATTTCCATATTAAAATTATTATCATTCTGTGTATTAATTCCTAAAAATTCTCTATCATTATCAGATAAAGCATTAACAATTTCACCATAATCCATTCCTTTATTTCTTTCTTCCTCTTCAGGAAGAACACCTCTAGTAAATCCATAACGTGCTAAATTATTACCATAGTAATAAAGATATAAACACATTAAGAAGGACATAATAGAGTCATCATGTGCTCCTGAGATTGCCTGAATCTTCGAACGTATACGAACTAATTTCATTAAATCATCAATTACATTAGCACCAACGAATGATTCCTTATGCTCTTTTACATAATCATCAAGAAGTGAGAACATAACATCACGAGATTTACCTCCCGTCCAGATGCCATATAGTTTGCGTCTAGCAGCTTCTTGTCTAATAAAACCTTGACCATCTAATTTATCATCAACATTATTAATTAATTCTTTATTATTATCATAATATAGATTACCTCTAATTTCACTATCTCTTAAATGGTCAAGAACAGCTTCACCGTTAGCATTTCTTTCGATAGCAAGTATAGATCTAGGTAAATATTTCATTACTAAGATATATAAGAATTTAATTAAGTCTTTAACACCAATATGTGGAGATTTAAATTCTGCAACAGTTTTTAATGTATAAGGATCCCAAACAGTAACAGCAGAGTTATCCAATCCATAACCATTTGAAACATCAACACCAACAAAATATATTCTTTTTTTATCTAATGGTTCATATACATCTAATTTAAAAATTCTATTAATATAAATTTCTTCTTTAATAGTACCTTTTCTATCCTGAATAGCATCAAGATCTTCAGGATCATAAGGGGACTGAGAGCTACCGTGCATCAAATATATTCATATAGAAGTATTAATTCTATATAGTTCATTTAAGAACTTCTATATATTTCTATATAGTTTAGACTATATCTTCATCCTTTAATAAGGAGTTTCCTATTAATATTTATTTAAATACTATAGTCGTTGAACCTTCTAAAAAATAATTTTCCGTAAACTCACCAATTATAAATATATATTATTTATATGACATAGATATAGAAATATACTTTATGTCATTATACTTATTTGTGATCAAATATACAGATCACAAAATTAACTCTACCAAAGTTGTTGAAATCCTATCATCTAAGGAATAGACAAGCTAACCTTATTAAGGTAGTTAGTGCATCCCATTGAGGAGTAGATCTGAAATCCTGAGATCGAAACGGTAGAGCATCCTAACAGAAATCTGAAGGATGAAACTGCACAAATCCTACTAGTAATAGTAGTTCAGGGTGAGTCCTGGAATAAGGAATGGTGAACAGGCACCATTTCTTTTTTTTATTTTTTTAGCTTGGCTGCTGATTATCTATTCATATAGACTTTCCAGCAATTAAGGAAATTCATATATCATATTACTATGATATGACGCTTATTTATTTTACGTCTTAAGAATATCTCTCGTTGAATTTTTAATTTATCACCATTAAGATATGCACATACTTTATTAAACCATGCTTCATCTTTACCTAACTGCTGATACTGAAATTCAATATAAACAATTCGGTTAATAGAGTTGGTTTCAATATAATCATATACATCTTCAATAGGTTTATCATAAAATGTTTCAGAGAATTTACAAGTATTTTCAATAATCTCTAATGCATCCATACCTGCCTGGGAGTCGAGATCTCCAGGAGTACTTGTTAGTATCCGACAATGAATAGAATTGTTCCTTTTTGCATTTTCAGATGCCGTTGAATATGCAGGCTTTTTTATATTTCTATAAAAAATAGACTATATCTTCATCTTATATACTATCACCATATATAAAATGCTCTCCATTTCCATTCTTTTTCTTTTTTTATGAAAAGGAATGTACTCTACTCAGTTACTCTCATAAGTATTTCTCTTATGATACCTTTTCGATAGTCGTTGAACTGTATTTTAAAAATTATAATGAGCAGATATATTTTTTCTAAGTCTACGTTTTTTGACATGTCTCAAAAAATAATATAATTTTAAATTATCACCACATTTACTGTATCCAAGAACTTCCATAACATCTGGAACATCAAATCCGTCAGCAAATAATTTACAAACTTGATGTGTTAGCTCATCAGAATAAACACAAAAACCATTAGATTCACCATATAAATGATTTATATGTGGTTTCGCAGATCCATGTCTATACGAATGTTTATTATTTTCAGATTGTGTTGTCCATTCTAAATTTTTATAATAATTATGGTCACGAATTGTATCAAGATGATTTACAAAAATTTTATCGGTAGTTTCATCATACCCATCACAAAAATTAAAAGCAACTAAACGATGTAAATAAATATACATTGTTGTGCCATCTTCGGCTTTAAAAGTACCTCTAATATATCCATCTTGATCTCTGGAATTAATACGTTTAAGTTTACCAGTTTTTTTATTTCTGACATTTCCATAATTACTTATTTCATAATTATTTTTCAATCCTGGATATCGTGCATCGACAAACCTTTCAGGTTCATCATCAATAATTATATACATAACACATCATCCTATTCTACAATAATTTTAATAATAAATATCTGTTCATAATTGAATAATTTTTAAAATATTAGCTGCGGATTGTCCAATCTTATAACCTTTTTACTATACCTTTGGAATTACCCATCGCCACTAATATATCACTATATTAGTTTAGTAGTTATAAACTTAAGGAGTTTCCCGCAATTAAGAGAGTTATCACAATATAACAATTGTGAAGGCCCGTTTGACCCGATGCTGCCATAATAGTTTTAATATATGATATGAATTCGAATTCATCATAGTATTGAATAACTTGTGAAGAACCACGACCAATTCTTTCAGCAGATTCAATACCACGAGCTGAAGGTTTAGTAACAATACTATTACCATTAGAAGCGTTCTTTAATGTCTTAGTATTGTCAACACCTTTAATTTCTTTACCATCATCATCAAAAGCAATCTTGAATTGTAAGTATGCTGGCAATAATGCTCTTTGGTCTTTTACTTTAGTTAAGTTAGCAATTGCACGTTCTGCAGTAATATTTAAGAACATCATTTCTGCATTAGTAGAACCGAATAAGAATGCCCAGTTTATATTGGCAACAGTAGATTCTGTTTTACCAATCTGACGAGGAATAACTAAGTAATTATCAATACCATTAATAAAACACCAAGTAGCTGCTAAGTTTGCTCTATTTAAAAGATAAGGAACACCTTTAGGGTTGCCTTGGTCAGGAATTCTAGCAACTTCTCGTAAAAAGTACCAAGGATTGATAATACACTCATTAATAATACGAACGATTTGATCATCACTTAAAAATGGAGAATGTGGATCTACTCCTCTTAAAGAAGGATCATACAACTTTAAGAAGAACATGTTATTCTTAATTCCTAATTTCTTTAAGTCTACGGCAGTTTGTACAAATGAGATATTTGTAGTATTAACATCGTAGATAAAATTTCTTGACATTATTCTCCTCCTTTATAATATTTATCGATTACAAAAATGTTAAAATTATACTCTGTAACAAAATAATAATGAATAAAAATATATATTATCTATATAGATATACATAATAATTTTTGCTAATTATGGAGGATTACTATGTTATATAGGTATGAATTTGAATCTGGATGTGAATATCCACATACTGGAATTATACTTGGATTAGATGATATATTTGATAAATTTAATAATAATTTATTAAACACTATAGTATTTTTTGAAAATAATCTTAAAGCTCCTATTATATATACTGACATTAATGAAAGAGTTACATTTTATTTTACAGAAAAAGGTAATGAAAAATTTAATAACTGTATAAAAACAATTAAAGAAGAAGCTTTAAAACTTGGTATAAATATTATTAGATTAGAATTAGATAAAGATATAGTTAATAAAATCTATTATGAAGATGAATATCAAGTTGTTGTTAATGATAAATATATTAATAATAGTAAAGTGTTTAGAATATAAAATATTGAATGAGAGATAAGGATTAATTTCCTTATCTCTCATTTTTATTTATCCTTCATAACCCTTAGGGGCCCGAACCCAGACCGTTAGTTGTTTATCAATAATCTTAGTAGCTAATATATTTTTTCTAAGTTCTTCTAACTGTTCTTTCATATCAGTTAAAGTTCTCTTAGACTGCATAACCTTAGATCCTAGATCTTTATCAGCAGATTCAATATAATCTAAACCTCTATCGATTAATTCCATATAGGAATATAATTTATCTAATAAATAAATCTTGTCATCAACAGTTTCAATTCTTTCACATTCAACTGCTAAGATATCAATATCATTCTGATTAATTTTTTTCAGCTTACCATTCTTATCAAATAAATTACTAGCAGCTTCAGTCATTACTCTAGTAACAAATTGATCTAAAATCTGATCAGTTCTTAATTCATTATATTTATCTTCAGTTAATCCAGCATTCTCAGATAATAAAATTCTATATTTATCATTAGATTCACCGAAGAAACTATTATAAATATCCTGAATAACCTGTTTAGTTAATACACTAGGATTCTTTAACATTTCAACCTTTAATGCATTTCTTAAAGATTTCTTTCTAAACTCTAATTCAGTAATATTTAATACTGTCCAATTAACTACAATATTAATTTCATTTTCAAGTTCTTTATCAGTCTGATTAACTAAAGAATTACCTTGACTCTTAATTAATTTATTAATAAAAGAATCTAAGTCTCCACCATATCCATACTGAATAACAAATTTATCAGCAGTCTTTTCAGTTTCAATATTTGTGTACCTATAATTTTTAGTATGACAAGATTCAATAATTGCAATATTGAATAATTTACGAATCTTTTCAGTAGAAATTAATTGTCTTAACTGATAGTTTAATTTAACAATCTTGAACTTAATAACTTTATATAATCTCTGAGGAATAGTATTAGAATATACCACATGACCAATTTCATGTAATAATACTGCAGTAATTTCCTGAGGATTGGCATTAAGATTCATATCATATAATAAGATACTATCAATCTCAATATTCCAATCATTATTTTTTTGCCAGATTTTTAATACATCATCCATATTAGATTGATTATCAATAATAGATTCAATCATTAAATCCATTGTAGAAATAGAAGGAAATACATTCATACCGAAGAATGTATTTGAATTATTATTTACAATGGTTAATGTGCAATTAATATCAAATACACGTTTCAGTGCAAGACTGATTTTATTTAAATTATCATTGACAGCAACTTTATTCTTAATAGACATAAAGCACTTCTCAATATATAATAAATCATCATTTTTATTAATCATCTTTAATATTACTCCTTTCAATATACTAAATATTAATCCTTTTTCTATTATATTAAAGTTTAATATATTGTGGATAAAAATAAAAATGGACATAGGGTAAATTACCCTATGTCCAAATGTTTATGAGTTATTTATAAATATTTAATTAGTTAATGGTGTACTCTGCAGAGACAATGTTGGAAGCAATCATGCCAGCCTTAGCAGCAACAACCTTCAGAGTGCAAGAAGCAGCAACACTAATGGAAGCGTTCATCAGAGGAGAAGTACCAACGACAGGCTCAGTACCATCAACAGTGTAGTAGATGTTGACACCAGGAGTTGCACAATCAACAGTTACAGATTGAGCACCAGTGTATGCACCGGAAGCCAGGTTAATAACAGGAGTAGCAACCATTGCAGTTGCAGGAGAAGAAGGATTCTTCAGTGCAAACTGATTTTCAGAAATATGGAACTCACCCTGAACAGGCAGAACTTCAGTCGTAATGAAACGAGAAGTACCCATAACGTTGGGAGTCAGAGGAGTCAGAGCATTACGGTAAGCATTCTCAATGTTCAGGCTATACTTATAATGCTTGAAGGTGATGATTTCCTTAGTCAGAGGATATGCGACAACACGCAGACCACGAGACTTAGGACACTTCATGGAGCTAACAACATGGATACGGTTCTTGTTAGCGGTCATAACACCAAAGCGGTAATCCAGCTGAATACCACCAATCTTAGTATCCTCATCAATGACCCAACGGACATTATCCTGGATCAGAGTGACATTGTTGGGATGGCCGTAAACAACGAACATCAGATCCTGATTACGCAGCTTAACCTTCAGCTCATCAATGAAACGGTTCAGGTCAAACTTCATTTCAGAATCAATCCACTGAGAACGAGTAACGAACTTATTTGCAGGAGGCTCACAAGAGAAGTAACCCTCAGCAACAAAGCCATCAGTGTAACCGAAAGGCAGATCAACACGAGTCTTCCAAGTATCATAGCTATCATTCAGGAAGCCCAGAATCTCGCTATCTTCATACTGAGACAGAACAGTAGACATATCGGCAATGATTTCAGTGGTAATATCGAAATCAAACAGAGCCTTGTAGTCCTTGATCTTTTCCAGAGTCAGACCAGTGTTAATACGGACACCATCAGGAATCTTCCATTCCATCAGTTCACGCTCACGATCCAGCTCAATAGTCTCATTGTTATTTTCATTGGACAGATGACCACCGAACTCAACCTGAACAGCGATACCAGCAGTAGAACCAACAGAAACAGTACCATTGTAGAAGTCAACCTGACCAATGACCAGATCCTTAACAGTGGTAGTACCATTAGAAGCCTTAACCTCAGCAGTGAAGGAAGAGTTAGCAGCCAGGTTAGGAGTAATATTGACAGGAACGCGAACAACGGAACCCTCAACATTCATGTGAACAGCCTTAATGCAGAAGTCCAGAGCCAGAGAATCACGTCTAGCAATAGAACCACCGGAAGCATTCAGAATGTTCTCCTCATTCAGAGGCAGAGTGTAAACCTGACCAGTAACCTGCTTACCACGACCCTTAGCCATGATAGTCTTATAAGACTCATCATAGAAGATGTCAGGAATGTAATGCTTGTTACCCTCAGCGTCCTTCAGGAAACGACGCTCGTAAGCAGCCTTGATGATGGGCTTAGTGGGAACCTCGGTCATGACAATATCCTTAGAATGACCTTCAATGTAGGACTTCTTCAGGATAGGCAGAGTGATACCGACGATAGGTGCCAGTGCAGCAACACCAGACTCCTGCAGCATCTCCAGAGAAGAGTTCTCAAACAGCTGCTCCAGCTTTTCAGGCATGGTAGCATAATACTCATCACTAATCTGAGCTTCAGCAACATCCTGTAACAGCTCATTCTTATAAGCTTCCTTCAGAGTGTCAACACGTAAAATCTTAGAAATATCAGAAATTGCATCCAGCTGATAAGAGGACTGGAAACCCTCAAACAAATGCTTGATGCCCTCCTTGAAATCACGGTTCTTATCCTGGGAGAAAGAACCAATTACTTTACTAGTATTTTCAGATAAATATTCATACATATCAAAGGCACGTCCTTTCATTTTATTATTTTATATATTTGTACGGTGTTAATAAAAAATATTTCATGATTTTTACCAATAGAATATGTATAAAATATACAAATACTATCAGTAATAAGATTTGTATATTTTAAATTAATGTTTATGTTAAAAGATTTATAGTAAAATAAAATAGTAGTTTATATACGATAAACAACTCATTCAATTATTATTATGTACATAATTTAGTTATTGGATTACATTAATTTTTCGTAACATCTCTATATTAATTTTATATGACTGAATCATATAATTATAAACATAAAGATTTTTCACATACGTATCACTATTATAACTATTAGTGATATATTTATAGATATAATCACAAAGTGATGTTAAATTTTGTTTAACTTGAATAATTACTTTATTAGCTAAAGCTTGGGCATGTGTAATAGAATCAATCTTGTTACAGATGCCATTAAGATCATAATATAAATTGATAAGTGAATTTAATAATTCAGCTTTTTGTTTATTTTCTAAAATATCTTCTGGTGATTGAGCAGGTTGTTCTTCTTGAACTTCTCCTTCGGGAGCATTTTCATCATACCCTTCATCACCAGTTTCACCATCAATTTCTTCAGTATAATCAGTAGATTCTCCTGGATCTCCAGTATCTTCTGGATTATCTTCATTTTCTTCAGAATCAGGATCTACATCTATATCGTCAGTATAATCAGTAGATTCATCATCGGAATCATCATCAATATATTGCTCAAAATCTTCATCAGAATCTTCAGGTTCTACTTCTTCAACTTCAGCAGTATAATCAGTAGATTCATCATCATTTGTAGCATCGATTTCAGTAGGTTCTTCTACAGTTTCATCATCAATTTCTTCAGTATAATCAGTAGTATCAGTATTAGATACTTTTAATACTTTAGGTTTAGATGGGTTTTTAGCTTCTTTTAAAATATCAAATATATCCATAACTATCCCACCTTTTTAATTAAGATTATATTCAATTCTTTCAATATCTTTAATTAATTTATTACGAATACGCATTAATTCATATTTAGCTTTCTTATCATTCTCACTCTTAGCATCTTCAATCTTTTCATTAACAATTTCTAACTCATTCTTTAAATCAGTTAAAATCTGTCTACGATGTTTAGCATCGACTTTTTTATCAATAGCAACACCAACTAAAATACCAATAGCAATAACAATAAGACTACCTAATTTAGCAGGAGATGCTATTACACCAATAGCACCTTTAGCTAAAACTTTACCGGCACCAACACCAAGTCCAATAGAACCTAAACCTATGATACCTTTTTTAATAAAACCAATCAGCTTTAATCTAAACTGACCAGTGATAATTCTCTCAGTTCTTTCTTTTTTATCCATTTCTTTAATCTTATTAATAGTATTATTAAACATATTAATCAATGGATCTAAAGATTTTTTTACAGGTAACATAGCTCGTTTATTATTAGACTGAGAGTCTTTCATCTTATTGACACCTTTTTGAATGACTTTACCAGAAGCATGACCAGCTTTAATAGCACCTCTTTGAAATCTGCTAACAGCTTCATAAGTTCTACATAATCTAGCAAAGTTTTCTAATTCAGCATCATTAAGTTCTTCACCAGGATCAAAAATAATATCTGCTAAAGAATCTTCCATTTCAGCAATAATATCTTCCATTACACCCTCATCATATAAAATGATATCAGGTTGCATTTCAGTAATATTTTCACTGAGTTTTTTAGTATTCTTTTCAGAAATAACTCTCTTAGCCTCAATTAATTTTCTAACATATGTAGAATATAATTGATACTGAGCAGGTTCATTATTTTTTAACTCCATATACATAACTGCAATCTGTTTATCAAAAATCTTAATATAAGATTTAATAACAGTATCTGATAACTTAGCTTCAGATAATTTATTAGCAATTACTGTAGGCATAGAGGTTAATAAATCTAATACATCACCAGTTACTCTAATATCCATATTTCTAATTAAGTCAGTATTCTTAACTAATAACATAGGATAACTAGAGAAATATTCTGAAGTTTTAGAAACTTTAATCTTTCTAATAATTTGCTCATATTCAGAGATAGTTTCGGGAGAAGTATTAATATTATAAATCAATACTTCCAAATCATCTTCTAAATATGATTCAAATATACAAGATTTTTTAATTCTATCAATAGCTAAATTCATCAATACTTCTTCTTTAATTAATTCCATATCATTATTATTCTCAATATTAGAATCAATAATAGATATAGTATTCTCTAATCGAGAAGAGTAATCAATATTATTAGAATTTTCTAATAAAGAAGAAATATGAGATTTATATTTATTTAATATATCATCAGATAAATCAGCAACCTCTAAGACATGATCAACATAAGAAAATGTAATATCTGAATTAATATCACATAAAGAGCTTAAATTTTCAATGATAGTTTCCTTAGGATATGATCTATATGATGACATAAAATTAATAATATTAGTAGGAGTTTGATTAGATTTTAATAAATTAAAAGATTCAGTAATATGATCAGGTTTAGGAGTTTTATTTTCTAAAATCTTCTTAATATCAATATTTAAATACATATTTATTATTCACTCCTTTCTATCAGATTCAATAAATATCTTACAATAATGTTTTTATAAATAAAAGGATATACTGAATATCAGTATATCCTTTATAATATATTAATTTAATTAATTATATTTTAGATTTACAATCAGCAATTTCTTTATCTAAAAATTGTATAGCACCTTGAACCCATTCTTTCCACCATTTACGATAATATGCACGATTACCAGTTTTTTCATCTTTATATTTTTTCATTAAAGATACACCAGTTGTGGAAAGAATACCTAAAAATTTATCCCAACCATTATCATCGGGAATCTTATCTGCAGCTGCATTAATTTTAGGAATAAGTTTTTTACATTCATTAAATTCTTTAATTGCTAATTTATAATCTTTATCTTTTTTTGCTTTTTTACCTGCAGCTAAATGTGAATCATATTCTTTAGCTAATTCAGTACTACCAAATTTAATAGCTTCGGAGTATGAACCTTCATCTAAAATATCAGCAGTCATAATATCGACAAATTGAGTATCTTCCATTAAAGAATAAATTAAGTTATCCATATTATAATCCTCTCATATACGTATTTATATCATGCTTAATTTTTTCTTCCAGAGGAACAACAAACGTATCAGTTCCTTCTTTAATAATAACATGACGCATATCTTTACTTAATTTCATATCACCTAATGCAACTTCACATAAGTTAGAAATTAATTTAACATTAGAAGATTCCATAGAAATAAAATCTTTAATAGCTGCTTCATGTACAGGTACAACACTGGATTCATTTACAACATTACCACCAGCAGTAACCTTTTTAACAATCTTTTCAATAGGAGCAGATTGATCAGCATATGCTGCTTTATGAGAAGGTAAAACAACCCAGTCATAACAAACAGCATGACACTTAGACTGAACAATTGCAGTACCATCAGGTTTCTTAACTAGAGGAGCTAATGCACGAAGACTAAATGCAGGATTCATACCTTGAAGAATAGCTTTCGTCATCTGTCTACCCATATCAGTATCTAAGGTCTCAATAACACCAGTACACTTATAATTATTAACATTATGAGAAACGATTCTATGAGAAATTAATTTAGGATCAATAGTTAAGATTCTCTTAATATCATCAGACATAGGATGACCCGCTTCACCAAACCAAGAACCATTTCTCTGTAATTCCATAATATGCTCAGCATTTAATGAAGGAATCATAGCAGAACCCATATAAATTCTACCATTACGATTCTTTACATTAAAATCCTGTAAAGTAGCATTGAATCTTACATAAAAGAGATTATTCTTATCAAAGAACTGTACATTACTAGCCTGTACAGGTTCAAAAGATTCTTCCATAATAAGATAAGCAACAACTTCATCTTTCTGTAATCTCATTTTCTATATCATTCCTTTCATAATAGTATTATATATCGAATAATATTATTATAATGTACGAATAATTTAATTTATAAAAATCGTATAGTTAGTGATAATAAGTATATATTATTAATATAATAAAGAGAAGGAATAACTCTTAAAACCAATCAAGAATTAAAATGAAAAGAGGAAAAAATAATGGCACCTACTAATTACGAAATGATCTTCTGGGCAATGAGTGTAATCGGTACTATTTGTACCACACTGGTCACGATTAGAAATTACAATATTAATGAGCGCATTCGCGTGTTTGGACATGACTAATATATGAAAGGGAAAATCATCATGAGTAAGAAATACACCTTAATCGAAGCTATTGGATCTTGCTACAATTATATTCTGAAACATACAGATTTTGAACCTAGTGATGATCTGTATCAAGATATTGCTGCTGATTATATTGAAAGATATAATCGTGGTACATCACATCAGCAGATTTTAAGCAATTTGGTATATGTATATAAAAGACGTTATATACGTTTATCAAAAGAAAATTTACCAGATGCTTATATTGATCCTATTATATGTGATGAAAATGATCTTATGTTTGAAACTATTGGTAAAGATAATATTAAGATGGTTTTAGATGCTATTCCCGAACGTTGTAAAATGGTGATATATTTAAGATATTATGATAATCTTACATATGATACAATCGGTAAAATTATTGGGGTAACGAGTGGACGCGTTCAACAAATAGAACGGTCTGCAATTAGAAAATTAAGACATCATGATTGTCGTAAATATATTAGGGAATTTTATCGTTAATAAAGGGGGTACATTTCTGTACCCCCTTTATTTTTTTATTTTATA